CGAGGCTGCCGGCTTCTATCGGGTCGACCAGCCACAGCGCGGCGACATGATCGTGATGGAGGTGGGGCGGACTGTTTTCCCCAATCACGCCGGGATTTTCCTCGGGAGCGATCCGGCACTACCCGACGAAGATGCGGCGACCTTCGGCCCTGGTCCTTTTTTGTTGCACCACCTCTACGGCAGGCCGTCGGAGGTCATTGTGTTCGGCGGCCCTTGGCTCGACCGGACGCGCCTGATCCTCAGGCACAACGATGCGCAACCAACCACATGATGCGGCAGGGCCGCGGGAGATCGGTATGTACGAGTTGGAAATGGGATGACAGCAGGACGTTACTGGGGATTCGTACAGACGGGATGTGCGTTCTGAGTTTATGCACGACTTGCTGGTAATGGTAAGCTGCCATTAGCCAAAAGGGAGGCAGGATGCGCGACCAAATATTGAACATTTCGACTGAAGTTGAATCACTGCTCACTCAGCTGGGCGCTTCTGGGCGTGGGCTTCATGAAAAGTTGAGCTCCATTGAAGGCCAAATCAGCACGCCAATGGTGAAGAAAATTCGCTGGATCGCGAGCGTGCGTAATAAAGCCGTGCACGAGCACTCTTTCAATATAGATATTGATGAGTTCAGAAGGGGGGCGGCCGAGGCTCTAACGTACCTGAGGCAACTAGTTGCTGAAGTCAGGGACCAGCAAAAACGCCGCAGTGATCAGGAAAAGAAAGTGAAGCCAGACAAGCCCTGGTCAGAAAAAAGTGGCTGGGAAAAAACAGTAACGGTTGGTACGTATGTGGCAGCCGGAGGAGCGTTCATAGCTTGGGTTGTCTCATCGGTAAAGTGAGGCAAACCAGCGTACTTCTGATTGGCCCTTCGCGAAGTTAAACTGCCACGCTGAGCGCTTTTGTTCCGTGGTTTTTTTGTTTCTTACCCCCTGGTGCTACAGTCGCCCACTTTCAGGACGAGGAGGAATCATGCGGATTTTGATCGGAGCGTTGGCGGTGGTGCTGTTGGCGGGGTGCACAACCCCATCTGACCTTTTGAAAGGGACGCCTGAGCTATCGGCGAACTCAAAAAAAGACCCGAAGACGTATGCTCTTTGCGTGTATCCGTCCTGGCAAGACTATAGATCCAGCGCGGTCATGAGCGAGACATCGGCCGGCTACAGGCTTGTTGCCGGCAACGATATGAACGGGCAAACCGATGATGTCTTAGACATCAAGAGAACTAAAGAAGGGTCAGCTGTGAAGCTATATCAGCGAATGGCCTGGCAACAATTGGGCAGAGCCGAGCTTAAAGAGTCCTTCAATAGCTGCCTGTGAAGTTCAAAATCCAAAGACCGCCTCCGGGCGGTTTTTTTGTGCCTGGAGAAAAACATGTCTACGTCATCCGCAACCAATCAGGGCATGACTACCATTTTAATGTCCGGCCCGCTGATAAGGCTGTTTGGGCGAGTCCATTATCGCCAGCTCGGCACAAAGTCAGTGGGCGAGGCGTTCAAAGCGCTCAAATGCACTCTCGATGGCTTTGAGGCGGCGATAAAAGATCTGGAGCGCCGTGGCATGCGCTTTGCGATTTTCCGCAATCGGCAGAATTCGCCCGAGAAGGATTTCGCTTTCGGCGGCACTCAAGAGATTCGAATCGTCCCAGTGATCGGTGGCAGTAAGCGCGCTGGAGCCCTGCAAACAGTCATAGGTGCGGTGCTGATTGCGGCCTCATTCATCCCCTTGCCCGGTTTTCAAGCGCTATTCCCTGTCGGTGTCGCCATGGTCGCTGGCGGCGTCATCCAGATGCTCAGCCCTCAAGCTTCAGGCCTGAAGCAGAGCGCATCCCCCGAAAACGCCCCGTCCTATGCCTTCGGCAGCGCCAAGAACACCACGGCCAGCGGCAACCCGGTGCCGATCTGCATTGGTGAACGCCGGTGGGGCGGCATGATCATTTCTGCCTCGATCAACGCTGAAGACAAGACGTAATTAGCACGCAGCACACAGACCGCCCAAGAGGCGGTTTTTTTATGCCTGGAGGAACGCATGGGCGCAGCAGTACAGATCGAGATCCACGGCGAGAAGGGCGGCAGCAGCAAGCCAAAGTCGCCGACCGAAGCCAGCGACAGCCTGCGTTCGACCAACCTGGCCAAGCTGCTGATTGCCGTAGGCGAGGGTGAGTTCGACGGTACTCCGACCGATTACGACATCTACCTGGACAACACGCCAATCCGCGATGCCAGCGGCAACTACAACTTCCCCAACGTGAAGTGGGACTGGCGGCCGGGCTCGGTGGATCAGACCTATATCCCGGGCATTCCGTCTGTGGAGAACGAAACCTCGCTGAACGTTGAGCTGCGCAGCGATGCGCCGTGGGTGCGTTCGATTACCAATATTCAACTGTCGGCAGTGCGCCTGCGTTTTGCGTGGCCGGCCCTGCAGCGCCAGGATGACCAGGGCAACGTGGGTGGGTATCGCATCGAGTACGCCATTGACGTGGCCACCGACGGCGGCGCCTATCAGCAGGTATTGGTGGATGCCGTGGACGGAAAGACCACCACCCGTTACGAACGCTCGCGCCGGATCGATCTGCCGCACGCCACCACCGGCTGGCAGATCCGCGTGCGCCGCCTGACCGCGAACCAGAACAGCAACAAAATCGCAGACACCATGTTGATCGGCGGCTACACCGAGGTGATCGACGCCAAGCTGCGCTACCCGAATACCGCGCTGCTCTACATCGAGTTCGATGCCGAGCAGTTCACCAACATTCCAGCCGTGACCGTGAAGTGCAAGGCACGGCGCTGGATGGTGCCGAGCAACTACGACCCGGTCGCCCGCACCTACGCCGGCACCTGGGACGGCTGCATGAAGTCGGCCTGGACCAACAACGCGGCATGGATCACTTACGGCGTTTGCACCGAGGACCGCTTTGGCCTGGGCAAGCGCATCAAGCCGTTTATGGTCGACAAATGGGAGCTGTACCGGATCGCCCAGTACTGCGACCAACTGGTGCCGAACGGTTTGGGCGGTACCGAGCCGCGCTTTCTGTGCGACATGAACTTGCAGGGCAAGGCTGACGCCTGGTCACTGCTGCGCGATATCTCGGCGATTTATCGTGGCATGACCTACTGGGCGCAGGGGCAGTTGGTGATGCAGGCCGATATGCCGCGCGCGCAGGACTTCGACTACGTCTTCACCCGCGCCAACGTCATTGACGGCAAGTTTTCCTATGGCAGCGCGTCGGCGAAGACCCGCTACACCCGGGCGCTGGTCAGCTACGACAACCCGGCGAACAACTACGACACCGACGTCATTCCGTTCGCTGACCTGGATTTACAGCGTCGATATGGCGACAGGCCAACCGAACTGAGTGCCATCGGTTGTACGCGTGCGTCTGAAGCCCAGCGCCGCGGCAAGTGGGCCATCCTCAGCAACAATCAGGACCGCACCGTGTCGTTCAAGACCGGCATGGAGGGCGTGCTCCCGCTGCCTGGCCACATCATCCCGGTGGCTGACTCGCTGCTGGCGGGGCGTGAGGTGGGCGGTCGCATCTCGGCCGTGGCCGGCCGCGTGGTGACGCTCGACCGCGACACCCAAGCCAAGGCCGGTGACCGACTGATCATCAACCTGCCCGGTGGCCGTGCCGAAGGCCGTACCGTACAGAGCGTTTCCGGCCGCGCGGTGACCGTGACCACCAGCTACAGCGAGCCACCGTTGCCGCAACTGCAATGGGCGTTGGATGCCGATGATCTGGCGATCCCGCTGTACCGTGTGCTGCGGACCAAGCGCACGGCCGAGGGCGACTTCGAGATCAGCGCGCTGCAGTACGAACCCAGCAAGTTCGCCTTCATCGACACTGGTGCTCGCCTCGAAGAGCGGCCGATCAGCGTGATTCCGATCACGGTGGTACCGGCGCCGGCGAGCGTCACCCTGGCCGCAAGCTCAGTAATCTCCCAGGGCATTGCCGTCGCCACCATGACGATCACTTGGCCAGCGGTGCCCGGCGCGGTCGGCTATGACGTGGAGTGGCGTAAGGACAGCGGCAACTGGATCAAAGTGCAACGCACCGGGCTGACCAGCGTCGACGTTACCGGTATCTATGCTGGCGCCTATGTGGCCCGCGTCCGCGCGGTGAGTGCTTTCGACATCTCGTCGATCTGGCGCAACTCGATTCTGACTGACCTCAAGGGCAAAGCAGGCTTACCGCCGGCGGTGTCCTTTCTGACTGCCACTTCTCTGCTGTTCGGCATCGGCCTCAAGTGGGGCTTCCCCGCTGGCGCCGAGGACACCCAGCGCACCGAGATCTGGTATGGCCAGGCCAACAATCTGGAAGCGGCGACCAAGCTGGCAGACTTGGCGTACCCGCAAAGCGATTACTCGATGCAGAGCCTGCTGGCTGGCGCGACATTTTTCTTCTGGGCGCGCCTGGTCGACCGGACCGGCAACATCGGCCCGTTCTATCCAGTGGTAAACGGCGTGATGGGACAGGCCAGCTCTGAGGCCGGCCCGATCCTGGACATGATCGCCGGCCAGATCACCGATTCCGAGCTTGGCGAACATCTGCTGGGCGAAATCGACAAAATTTCCGGTGACGGACCTGAGTCTGTCAATGGTCGAATTGAAGCGGCCAAGGATGCGCTTAACGAACGGATCGACGGAATCACGGACGCACTGGAATACGTTCCGACGAAAAGCTACCTGAAAGACGACAACGTGCGTAAAGGGCAGCGCCTGTACACCGCTCTTCAGGCCGTACCCGCCAATGCTGGCGGAGCCAATGGGCCGCCTAATCCGACCTACTGGCTCGACATCGGCGGCATCGTATCGACGGTCAACGCCCAGGCGGTGCAGATCAGCCAAAACACAACCGACATCACCACGGTAGACGGCAAGGTCACGGCTGCGTCGACTTCCCTGCAATCACTGCAGGCGTCGTACCGCGCTGATGATGGGGAAGGGGACTTGGCCGGGGCGCTGAATGAGTGGGATAGCGCCGCGAAGTTTGCGGAGGAAGTGCGAACCCGCGCTACGGAAAGCGAGGCAACGGCCATCCGCCTGACCACACTCGATGCGCAGGTTGCGGGCAACCAGGCCGGAATCCGCACCCTGGAGACGGTGCTGGCCACCGACCGCTCTGCAACAGCGAGCCGCCTGGATCTGTTGAGTGCATCGGTCGGCAAGAATACCGCAGACATCGGCACTGAATCCGAGGCCCGCGTTGGAGCTGATGACGCGCTGGGGCGAAGGATCAACACGATTGAATTAGAGGTTGATGACAGCACGGCGAAGATTCAGGACGTACAGGACGCTCAGGTGAATACCGACGCGGCGGTGGCTTCGATGCGGACAACCGTCGAGGCCGTATACACGGCCGGGCGGGATGACGACGCGGAGGGCGCTCTGGCTGGAGCGTTGCAGGCGTGGGGATCTACGGCGAAGTTTGCCGAGGAAACCCGCGTCAGGGCTGACGGTGACACAGCCCAGGCGCGGCGCTCGGAACAGCTGGAAGTGTCTATCGGCAGCACGAACGCAGCCGTGCAGACAGTCAGTCAGGCGGTGGTCGCGCTCGACGGCAAGGCCAGCACAATGTGGTCGGTCAAAATGCAGCTGAATAGCCAGGGTCAGTACGTTGCGGCGGGCATCGGCCTGGGCATTGAGAACGGCCCGGCGGGATTGCAAAGCAAGTTCCTGGTGAGCGCCGATCTTTTTGCTGTGGTTAACGGCATCAACGGGACGTTGTCCTCTCCGTTTGCTGTTACGGGTGGCCAGGTGTTCATGAACTCGGCCTTCATTCAGGACGGGACCATCACCAACGCCAAGATCGGTTCAATCATTCAATCTGATAACTACCAGTTTGGTGTGCAAGGTTGGGCCATTAACAAGAGTGGTGGGTTTGAAATGAACGGGGCTAGTGCTGGCGGCAGGATGCAACTTTCACCAACTGCCTTGAAGTTCTACCACCCTAACGGTGTTCTGGGTATTGACTTGAGTTTGTGAAATGACAGGGCTTGTAATCAAAAATCCAGCAGGTCAAGTAACTGTTGATATGACTATGAATATTGGTCAAACAATGGGGTCAGTTGATACGGGTGGTGTGAACGGCGGAACAACCATTCCATCCCCGCCGGCTGGTAAAACTATGTATTACATTATTGTTCCGCTTGTTACTACAAACGTTACGGGGAAGTTGCCGGGGGTAACGCTCTCCGGTAACACTCTCACGTGGGCATATTCCTATCCAACGAATGGGTGGGGATATTTCTCAGCCAATTCACGAATCTACTATGGGTATTACTGATGCCAGTTGTCAGGAAGTCAGATGGTAGTCTCTTGTTTGACACCAACAACATTACTTACGGGTTGGTCAAAAGTGGATACCTTGCGTACACCTCATCTTGGACACGTCGAACGTTAAAGTCTCTAGGTCTTGACCCTAATGATGGAGCTAACTGGACCCCATCAGTTCAAGTGAATGATCCGAACAGATACGACCAGATGTGGAGTTTCACTGTCACCAACGCTAAGTCACCCATTGTGTTTTTGGTTGGTTCTGGTGTTTTGAATGGGACAACTACTTCTGGAACAAATATCACTTACCACTACTCTAATGCTAGCGCTAATACAAAGTTCTACTGCTTTGATCTGATGGCAGATAATCTCGTCGGATCACCATTTCTGAAGACTTTCAACTCTTCAGGTGTTCTTACATTCAACTCTCTACAAGTACCATTGAATGTTATAGGTACAGCTACGCCACCCGGACCAACAGCACCGTCTGGTTCATATGGTGTTCAAAATGCATACAACGGTGGTGTATCTGTACCGAGGTATTCAGGAGATGACCCTTACACGCAGAAGACCGATTGTGTATTCAACATTGCTTTGACAGCAGGTGTTGAATATGCGGCGCATCTTCCTTGGAACCGAGGATGTGGCTTGTGTGACGGTAATAGTATAGGTGGAGCACCCTTGTACTCAGTTGCTGAAGGTGTATACGGGCGTACAGGTGGCATCAGCTTTATGTTTGGTGCTTTTGGCGGGACAACACTCGTTACAGCAACTGCACCTCGCCCATATGGGTACTACCAAGTGCCTACTGACAGAATACCTACGGCACTAATTATCACTACTGCCAACTTACCATTCCCATTCGGATAAGGAACAACTATGCCCTGGTACAGATCAGGAACAGTCGCCGTCACCAGCGGCGGCACTACAGTGACCGGCACCGGTACAGCCTTTGCCGCCAACGCTCGCGTGGGCGATGCCTTTCAAGGCCCGGATGGGCGCTGGTACGAAGTCTCGAACATTGCCAGCACGACGGTGCTTTCGATTCTTCCCGCGTATCAAGGGGCTACCGCCTCTGGCGGGACGTATGCCCTGGTGCCGGTGCAGGGTTACGTGAAAGAGTCCGCTGACCGCCTGCGGCAATTGGTCGACCAATGGGGCGCGACGTTGGCCGGGCTCGGATCGGTCTCTGTCGAAAACGTGGTGCCCGTTTCAAAAGGCGGGACGGGTGGCAACACCCCGCCTTTGGCCCGTGCCGGTTTAGGCCTTGGCGCCGCTGCTGTCGCGGCCATTCTCGGAACCGTCTCGCAAGGCGGCGGTGTGCCTTCCGGCGCCATTTTTGAAAAGGTGGTGAACGCGAACGGTGAGGCCACGAAATTTGCAGACGGCCGGCTGATTTGCACTGGGCCAATTGCTGACTTCGCGGTTGCCGCCGGCGCCATTGCAACTGTTTCGCCGCTGGGCGTGTTCCCGGTGCTGTTTATCGACACCGCGTACACCTTTCAGGCCTTTGGCACACCTCAAGCAAGTCTAGATGTGTATGGCTACACCACAGATAACTCAAAGGCCAACTGGTCTGCCAAGGCGGTTTACCGCAATGGTCCGACCGCTCAAACAATCGCCAATGGCCGGTATTTAGCAATCGGGAGGTGGTTCTGATGATCATCAAGCTTTCACCGCAGGGCGGCCGGCTGCCGCTTTCGGTTCAAAAATCCGGCGATGTGCTGATCATCAACGGCGAGTCGTTCGACTTTCGGCAGCTGCCTGAGGGGGCGGTTCTGCCCTGGTCGGCGGTTCACTGTCAGCATGTGGTGGGTGATGTGACCCGGCGTAATGGTGACCTCATTATCGCCCTGGGGATTCCCTGCGACGCGGATTCCAGTGTCGCGGTTCGCTTCCCCAGCGACATTGTTAATCCACCCGATGGTGATGTGAGGCTTCCAGAATGAACATCGACTTTAGCCAAATGATCACTGCCGAGCAGCTGCTGGAGGAGCGCAAGAATGCAGAGCTGGAAGCTGCGCTCAATGCGCGCCGGACCGCCTACCTTGCCGAGTCAGATCCATTGCGGTTGGAGGCTGACTACGACGCGCTCTCCCAGGGCCTGGAGCCCGACTACTCCAATTGGCTTGCCTCAGTGGCTGCCATCAAAGCCCGGTACCCGTTGCCGGTGAGTGCCGAAGCGTCCGAGATCAACGAAGCCTAAGCGCTTAGCGCAATACAGGCCCGCCATCGAGCGGGATTTTTTTTGCCCGGAGAAAAGTAATGCCCGTATCCGAGAAAGACCGCGACATCCTCGCCCGCACGTTGTGGGGCGAGGCCCGCGGCGAATCCCTGGCCGGCCAGATCGCCGTGGCCTGGACCATCCGCAACCGAGTGAACGACGGCAAGGACAAGTCCTGGTGGGGGGAGGGCTATGCCGGCGTGTGCCAGAAGCCCTACCAGTTCAGCTGCTGGAACAGGAGCGACCCGAACTTCGCCTACCTGAGTGGCGCCAAGCAGATTCCTTTCCGTGAGCTGGCGCAGGCACGGATCGCCGCTGACCAGGTGATCGATGGCAAGGTGCCGGATCCTGCCGGCGGTGCCACGCACTATTACGCGATCGCCATGAAGACGCCTCCGACCTGGGCGGCGAAGGCAAAGCAGACCCTCAAGCTGGGCGGGCACGTCTTCTTCAAGGATGTGCCATGAACCCGGCCTCGCTGAAACTGGCGCTGGCAGGTGCCTTGCTGCTGGTGCTGGCCACTGCGGGTGGCACCTGGAAGGTTCAGGACTGGCGCTACGGCAAGCAACTGGCCGAGCAGGCCTGGGTGCATCAGGACGACCTCAACGCTATCAACAACGCGGCCGCTGCCCAGGTTCGCGCCGATCAGGACAAGCTCCTGGCGCTCGAGCAGCGACTGTCGGTCAGCGACCAAACACATCATGAGGCTATGACCAATGCACAAAAAGACCAGGCTCGCTTGCGTGATCGCCTTGCCACTTCTGATCTGCGGCTGTCAGTCCTCCTCGATGCGAGTTCAGCCGGTGGCTGTGCAGTGCCTGCCACCTCCGGCGCCAGCGGCGTGGTTCATGGAGGAACACGCGCCCGACTTGACCCAGCGCATGCTCAACGAATTATCGGCATCACCGATACCGGAGACCAAGGACTGATTGCGCTCGCGGCGTGCCAGGCTTATGTTCGGGAACTAACACATTGATGTGCGGGCATTTGTAATTGTTTTGTCGACGTTCTTACCCGTCGAAAGCCGGCGCGCGTCAGTTCAAAGGTAAGTAAAAATAGGTAGCGGCAAATGCGAGGTGATGACAATCGTCTGCCAGCGCTCCAAACAAAGAAGGCCCTGCTTTAGATTTCTCTGAGCGGGGCCTTCATATTTTGCAGGGTAGCCAAGTTGAGCAAGTTTAACGCCTGTTATTGCAGGCTAGTGATCACTCACAACGCGTCTTGCTCACCCTCCTGTTCATCCTCCGAGGCGCCATTTTCAGCAAACCATTCCAGCGAATCCGCTCGCTCCAAGGTCATGTTCAGTTCGCACCCTGCCCCCTCTAGGAGATCCATCGTGCCACCCGTGAGGGAATAGTACATGCCGCAATCAGCATCTCGAAATTTGATCCATAAAGCTTGGCCTTCTTGTAGCTTTCTCATCTTGCTAACGGGTAACACAGTAATCGCTGAGTTATATGCCTTATTCATCCTGGCATTTTGCTTGACTAACTCTTCCTGGCTGCAGTCGCTTAGCGAAGCTGTATTGCCTCCAGAGTTCTCAGTGCAAACACGATATTCAGGAGAATATTCGCTTTTTGCAAAAGCGCAGGAAGTCGAGAAAACTGCAAGAAAAACTGGTGCGATAATGTAGTTGCGCATGAGCAACGGCTCCATCTTTGAATTTGTGGGGGGTGAAAGCGGGCTTGGCTAAATTTGTTATAGAACTTTGAATGCCAATTTATAGCTCAGATCAAAAACCCTTGGGTCTGAGATTATTGACTTTGAATTACTGTCACCCAGTTGCTGCCCTTTAGCCATGAAATAAGTACCCTCCATTTTCACTCTTTTCCCATTCAAAGCTTTAAAGATCTCCAGTTCTTTTCCGTCAACGCCAGAGATTTGTACTAGTCCAATTCCGTATTGTTCACCCCTTCAATCTTCCGACTCAAAATACAACCAGTCCTTCCAAGGGCCTACACCTGGCTTGATATAACCTATGAACCGTCCATTCTCCCGCTTGTATTGCTCTAGACCCTGCATCACATATCCAGGGTTTGCGTCAATCACATAGTCACTATTAGTGATTGGGATTTCGATCGCAACATCCTTCGCATACGATAGTGTTTTTTCAGAAACAGCACCTGCCTTAATAAATGCATTAGCAGTACCGGCATTCTTGAGGGAAATGGCATATTGTGTAAGATTCAATTTTTGCATAAATAAGACATTCGGAGCGCCAGCAGTACCACCAGCTATTCCGCCGGTTTTGAAAAACATATAAAGGGTTTTGTCTAGGCTGTAACCTGCCTTCGCGAACGCTTCATTCATGTATTTTGCATAAACATACGATTGCTCAGGCGTGGGGAATGCAGATGTTGGTACCCTAGCCATTTCACTCTTGAAGTCATCTTCATAGTAATCCTTGAAGGCGTTCACGATCTTTTGCGATGCGGCCATATTCAAAGGAGCGGCGGGTTGATCTGCTTGTGCGAAAGTACACAGTGACAGCAGGCAGGACGATAAAAACAATCGAAACATGAGGCATCCTTGAGAGAGTGCGGCTGGCAATTCTCCATGCGGCCAGTCGATGATTTCAGGACGCTTTCAAACAACCAAATTGGTGCTTGAATGCGCTAGGAGTCACCAGAGGATCGGCGGGATGTCATAAATCTTTAGGTTTCAACAGCTCTGGAATTGCGCTGAAGCTACCTGTGGGAGAGCGTCATCTTGACGAACTCTTCATTCTTGTCGAAGGCTTCCAGGGCGCCCCTCACGTTGTCGGTAATATCGGCCGCTCCGCGCTGCTCGACCCAGTTCGAGAGTTCCGTGATGGCGGCTTCGAGGGCAAGTTGATTTTCGTTGAGTTTGAATAGCAGGGAAGGGAGCAGATCTGCGTTTGGCACGGGTGTTTCCTCCATGAAGAGGAAAGGGTAGCAGGATGTAGACTAGCTGGAAGTGGTCTATTGTAGCGATTTATATTCGTAGTCGTTGGGGTTACCAGAGGCGACCATGAAGTCCCCTCGAATTTGACGCCTAGCCAAGATCCATACCCTTAAGTCGAGCCAGGCCCTGTTTGATATGGCCTGCGTTTTCACCAATCGCCTCCAGTGCGCCGCGAACATTTTCCCCAACGTCTGCTGAACCTCGCAGCTCCACCCAGAGGGTCAACTCCATCACGGCTGCCTCGAGCGCCAGTTGATTTTGGTAAATCCTAGTCAGTACATCCGTTAGCGAATATTCAGCTGACATGTTCGACTCCTTTCGACAAACCCCAAGCATAGCAGCGGCATCGGTGAAGAGGTTTAGGACAAATTCAGGGAAGAGCGATAGAAGGGGGGGAATCTCTACTCACTGCAGACATTGCAACGGAACAACCAGCGGCAGCCTTCGACCGACTCGCAGCAAACGAGGCGCTCCGAAGAGCGCCTCGTTTGCTGCTATCAGTTGATTTGTTTCAGATCAGACTTTCCCGAGCCATCAATGTTGATGCGCCGAGGTTTGGCTTCCTCTGGTACAACCCGCAGCAGATCAATGCTCAACAGTCCATTGGACAACGATGCATTTTGAACCTCAATGTGATCCGCTAAACGGAAAGACAGTCGAAATGCACGTTGAGCGATTCCCTGATGTAGGTAAACCGCCTCCTTATCGCTTTCTCGCTTGCCACCGGCGATGGTCAAAACCTCCTTCTCGACTTGAATGTCCAAATCCTCCTCAGTCAGACCCGCCGCAGCTATGACGATTCGATAATGATCGTCACCGTGCTTCTCGACGTTATGAGGTGGGTAGGTAGTCGAGGCCGCCTCGCTG